GCATTATTACCTGCCATCCCAGAATCTAAAGCTGATATTAATCTACCTGTGTCTATATCTGTACTACTACCAATTAAAACACCTCTAGTAGTATTAATCCTAGCTGTACCATTAACGTCTAAAGTGTAAGCTGGACTAGTAGTACCAATACCTACATTTCCACTTTCTGAAATCACCATTCGAGTAAGAGCACCGGGACCAGTACTAGTTAAGAACTCTAAACGCCCTGCATCATCCCATCCTAATAATCCATCGACTGCTTGTGATGTTGAACGTATCATAGCACTATCAACGCCACGATTTAATGATTTCCAAACAAGTTCTCCATGATTTAAATTTCCACCTTGAATATTTGAAGTATATCTGGATAATGTTAATTTAGGCATTGATGTATTATGTAAGTGCAATAATGCTTGTGGACTAGTAGTACCTATACCTACATTACCTGCTGAATTTATCGTAAAAAGTGTCGAACTTGTATCCGCAGCTGTAAATCTAGCAACCCTAAGACTATCTTGATTTGAACCCATAGTAAGATTCCATGCTTTTCCACCTGATGTATTATGTACTATAGCACCTCCAACACTATTCCAATACATATTAGAAGATAATTGTAAATTATTTGTGTTGTTGTTATAATTCCATACCTGTAAAGCAGCTCGTTCTCCGTTTTTATCAATAAATATACTACTAGGATTAGTATTATTTGCACTTGATTCTAAGATATGCAATAGTGCTGTTGGACTAGCAGTACCAATACCCACATTACCTCCTGGTAACTGGAAACATAAACTTTGCGATGCCATTGCACCATAATCGTAAGCAAATATATTACCTACTGTACCAGTATGACCAAATCCTATTCTTTTTTGAGATGCTGCACCTGCAACATATAAAGAGTGGGTGTTCGCATCTTGTCCTGTAATTAATAAAGAACCATTTGTACCAACACCACCAGGACCAGTAAATCTTCCATTACCAGCAACATCTAATTTAGCAAGAGGACTAGTAGTACCTATACCTATATTTCCATTGTTTACTAAATACATTTGAGATCCTCCTCCTCCAAAAAATGTCAATGACATATTATTTTGTGTATTGTTATTTCCATAATAACCAAAATTTAATTGACCCATATTTCCATTTCCAGATGTTTGTCCAAAAAACATAGCCGACATATTACCACCAGTTGTTAAATTAGGTGTCATAAGAGCAAGAACAGTGGAACCATTTCCAGTTGCGTTATTAACTAACAAATTAGGTGATACAAATCCTGTTGTAAGTGACGTGCTTGCACGAATAGTACCAGATACATCTAATGTAGTTGATGGAGCAGTAGTACCTATACCTACATTACCCGTTTCAGTAATTCTCATTCTTTCTAAATTCCCTGCTGTTGTGAAAAAACGTACTGGACCATTTCTCGCATATACTCCAATACCATAACTACCAGTTGCGTTTAAGATACCACCTGGTAATGATGTTGATAATGTTTCATCAATTATTTGTAAACTCTCCGCATTACTTGGATTTCTAAATTCAGCTATTGTACCACCCAAATTTGATGTTGAACCTACTACATGTAATTTATTATTTGGACTAGCAGTACCAATACCTACATTACCACCCAAAAATGCACTCGTTTGCGAATATACTTGAAAATTTGCTATTGTAGCATTAGTAGTTCCCCAGCGTGTTAGTCGTAAATTCGCACTAGTTGTATTTGTAGCTGATCCAACTTGAATATAACCATATCCATCTGTAAAAGCTCCGTATAAATTAATGTTACTAGTAGTACTATTAATAGTCGAACCTAATTGTATAGCACCTACATTATAATTATCAGCTACGGTAATATTATTACTAGAAATATTTGTTACTGTAAGGTTGCTCATTCGTGCGGTTGCAGTAGTTAAACCAGTAGACAAATTAAGCGTTGCACTTGAAATATTTGTTGAAACAGCATTTGTGTTTAATAAAGTTGCAATTGTTGAGGTTGTAACATTAGCATTTGTAATTTGAGCACTAGCTGACGTAAGACCAGTAGACAAATTAAGCGTCGCACTTGAAATATTTGTTGAAACAGCATTTGTGTTTAATAAAGTTGCAATTGTTGAGGTTGTAACATTAGCATTTGTAATTTGAGCACTAGCTGACGTAAGACCAGTAGACAAATTAAGCGTTGCACTTGAAATATTTGTTGAAACAGCATTTGTATTTAATAAAGTTGCAACTGTTGAGGTTGTAACATTAGCATTTGTAATTTGAGCACTAGCTGACGTAAGACCAGTAGACAAATTAAGCGCTGCACTTGAAATATTTGTTGAAACAGCATTTGTGTTTAATAAAGTTGCAACTGTTGAGGTAGTAACATTAGCGTTAGTAATTTGAGCACTAGCTGAAGTAAGACCAGTAGACAAATTCAATGTACCAGCACTAACATTAGTTGCAACAACGTTTGTTGATGTAATGTTTGTACTAAAAACTGCACCTGTTGTAATTGACGTGCTTGCACGAATAGTTCCAGATATATCTAATGTAGCTCCTGGAGCAGTTGTACCTATACCAACATTACCTCCTGTTGAAATTGTAAGATAATCTGTCTCTGTTCCTGCAACAAGCTTACTAAATGTAAAATCGCTTCTAGAAGTTGATTTTTGTCCAAATAACCACTCTGCTACACCAGCATAATTAAAAAGATGATATCTAGACTCATCACTAGTATTTATAGATATAGAACCTTTTGTAGTTCCATTAGGAGCAATACCTACACTAAATAAATGCGTTGGAGCAGTACATGCAATACCTATATTTCCACTTGTTGCAATATATAAATCTGGGCTAAGCTGTCCACTTTGTAACATCAGATTTTTAGAAGATCTAATGACAACATCACCTGCAATAGATGAATTATTGAACGAACCTGCACCTGCCGCAATGCCAATTTCTAAATTACCATGTGAACTGACTAAATACGTAGAATGACTAGCAGTACCAGAAGTACTTCCTATAACGAAATTTTGCACAGCAGTACTATTTAATCTAAAACTTCCAGTAACGTCTAAAGTGTAATTTGGACTAGCAGTACCAATACCTACATTTCCACCAGTTGTAATAATTGCTCCAACTGTGTTTGAATTTCCTGTAGCTGAAAGTAAAGTACTTGCAACAACTACTCCGGCACTAACATTTGTATTAACTAAATTAGTTGAAGTAATATTAACTGTGGTTAAAGTACCAGCAACTTTTAAGTCACCAGACAAACTTAAATTTCCTCCAGTAAAAGTTGTTGCAGAAATAGTACCTCCGGAAATGTTTGTTGAAATAATATTGGTATTTAATAAAGTTGGAATAGTTGCAGTTGTGACATTAGCGTTAGTTAATTGTGCACTACTACTTGTTAAACCCGATGACAAATTAAGCGTTGCACTTGAAATATTTGTTGAAACAGCATTTGTGTTTAATAAAGTTGCAATTGTCGAGGTAGTAACATTAGCATTTGTAATTTTAGCATTGGATGAAGTTAAACCTGTAGACAAATTTAATGTACCAGAACTAACATTTGTTCCAACAATATTTGTAGATGTTACATTTGTTAAATTAATTGTACCTGATGAAATATTATATAAATATCGTCTAGACATTATATATTATATAAATATATTTTTTTTATATAATTTAAAAGTAAATTATCGTAATTAATGTTTGAACGCACTATATGTTTTTATATTTGTTTTGTATTATATTTTTAGACAAATTTAAAACCAGGAAAATTATTTTGCAATTTAGTCTTTAAATTATCGAAATTTTGTATTATGGATGTGTGTTTTTATATTCTTCAAAATCTTTTATTAATTTTTGAACAGATCCATATAAACTAGCTATAATTTGATCAGAATTTAATGTTCTACAATCTGAATATCCAAACATTTCCTTTTGTTCCACTGCTTTTGGTATAAATGTTTCCACATCCTGTGCAATCCAACCAAGTTTTGAACGGTCAGAGACTTGTTCAGCTGTGTAAATTTCATCTAGCCACGTGTATCGTTTTAATGGAATATTCTTTACATTATCGTAACAAATGTCTAAATTGGCCATAGTAATATTTGTTTTCAATCTGCTATCAGAACTTATAGTCCACGTATTAGTACTTGGTTTTGCAGCACTGTCACTTGATAAATGTAATTGATAAGCTGGAGAAGATATACCTATACCTACATTACCTCCAGGTAACTGTAAAATCAAATTTTGTGCCCCACTACTACCATAATCGTAAGCAATTATAGTACCTATTGTACCATTATGGCCAAATGCTATTCTTTTTTGAAATGCTGTACCTGCAACATATAAAGATTGGGTGTTCGCATCTCGTCCTGTAATTAATACTGATCCATTTGTACCAACACCACCAGGACCAGTAAATCTTCCATTACCCACAACATCTAAAGTGGCAGCTGGAGCAGTTGTACCTATACCTACGTTTCCATTTCCACGGAGCGTCATTACATTTGTTCTATCCGACGAAAGTCCATTTGTTAAATTTATATCTAATTGTGTAAATGCAGCATAATTAACATTACTATATCTATGTATATTGAAGTCTACAGAACTATCATATGCCTGGTTTACAGCACCTGGTCTATTAAGAGTCAACAATGCAATACCTCCTGTAATTAGATTATTACTTGTATGTGATACATTTATTTTAGCTGTATTAAATGTTCCTACGGTTAAATTTCCTGCACTTATATTTCCTCCACTTATATTTGTTGCAAGTAAATTAGCAGTAAAGTTAGCAGAACCCACAACATCTAATTTGTACCCTGGAGCAGTTGTTCCTATACCAACGTTTCCATTTCCACGGAGCGTCATTACATTTGTTCTTCCTAAGCTTTGTCCATTTGATAAATTTAAATCTAATTGTGTCCATGCATCTGAGCTCACTTGACTATATCTATGCACATTAAAGTCTACATAACTTGGGTATGTCGTACCAGAAACACCTGGTCTTTCAAGAGTTATTAATGTAACACCTCCAGTAACTGTATTTACAGATGTCGCTGTAACTCTAGCATTTCCAGTTACATCTAACGTATACTCTGGATTAATTCTACCAATACCTACATTTCCACTTGTATAATGTATTGTTGTACCTGCACCATTACTCCATTGTGAAGTTCCTGAAAATAAAACACCATTTTTATATAAATTTCCAGTAAAATAAATATTACCAGATGTCAAAGTTGTCGCAACAACATTCGTAATTGTACTATTTGTTGCATTTATGATACCTGAACTAATTGAAGTTGTAGCCAATAAAGTTGCATTAATAGTACCTGATAATTGCATACTTCCACCAGTATATGTCATTGCTCTCATACTTCCATTTACATCTAACGTAAACCCTGGGCTTGTTGTAGCTATACCTAAATTACCAGTTGATGTTATTGTTATACGTTCAAGACTATTTGTATTAAATCTCATTTCTGATGTAGTTGCATTTCTATAAATTTGAGTAGTAAAATCATCTCCGAAATCTAAAACAGCACCACTACCACCTATACGCATAGCAGTTGTTACGTGTAATTTTCTACTTGGACTAGTAGTACCTACACCTACATTTCCACCAGTTGTAATAATTGCTCCAACTGTGTTTGAATTTCCTATTGCTAATAAACTAGTTGTTACACGAGCTGTGGAGATAGTTGAAGTTGTAACATTAGCGTTAGTAATTTGAGCACTAGCTGAAGTAAGACCATTTGACAAATTTAGCGTAGCACTAGAAATATTTGTTGAAACAGCATTTGTATTTAATATGGTAGCAACTGTTGCTGTTGTTACATTGGCATTAGTTAATTTCGCACTAGCAGAAGTAAGACCAGTAGACAGCATTAGCGTTGCAATAGAAAGATTTGTTACAGTTAAATTTGGTATGGTGGCATTTGTTATATATGCTGTATCTGAAACATTAATTGTTCCTGTAGAAATATTTATATCTTTTACATTAGTTGTGGTTACATTTACAGTAACCACACTTCCACCAACTACTAAATCACCTGATAAACTCATAGAACCTCCAGTGTAAGATGGAGATGAGACTAAGTTAGTTGTAATACTACTACTAAAATTAGCAGTACCATTAACATCCAATGTTGTATTGGGATTAGTAGTACCTATACCGACATTTCCTCCGGTTGTAGTTAATGTAGTATTGTTATTAGAAATAACAGATAAATTAGATACGTTCAAAGTTTTACTTATAGATGCTCCTCCAAGAACAGTTAAAGACCCACCACTCCCTAATCCAATTGAATTTTCAGTAGACATTAATAATAACTGATTTGCGCGTATAGGAATATAATTTCCAAAAGTTATACCTGTTCCTGAATTATCTGAATTAGCATATCCAAAAATAAATTCGTCTGATGTTTCATTGTATATTAAACCTGAATATTTTTTTTCATTGACGTATATATATCTTTCAAACAATATTCCTGTATCTTTTGTAGACGTTGGATTTTTATTCATTATCATTATATTATCAGAAAATGCAGTACTTGTTCCTGATACACTTAAACTTCCACCAATAAATGTATCTTGTTTTATTGATGCTCCTCCTTCCACATTTAAAGATCCACCAGAACCTAGGCCTATTGCGTTTTTAGTATCCAATATATTAATAGGATTATTATAATTTGAGGCCATTATATATTATTATAATAAAATAATTTTTGTATACATACAAATTACCTTACGTTTTTGTAATATAAATATACATACAATTACCTTACGTTTTTGTAATATTAATATAAAAATTGAATTAACTTTATTTTAAAAATAATTATAATGAAACGATTAAATTACGCAAGACAGGCTAAAATGATTATTGGTATGGCATCTGGATTTTAGTATTATATCTGGATCGATTTGTGGTTATATTTATAATAAAATAGATTTGTTGGTTAAATCCACATAATAATATTATATTTAATATTTAATATAAATGAAAAATGTCATTAAAAAAAATAATAATTATAAATTATTAAGTAATGTATTTTGTTTTGACGTAATTTTAGAAATAATTAGATATTTAGATATTTCTGATATTTATAAATTATTTATTGTAACAAAAGGTATATATAGAAATCTTTATTTAGAAAACAGATGTTGTTTTAATAAAATTTTAATAACTAGAATTTTGTCTTATTTTTGTCTTAATAGACCACTAAAATTAGACAAAAATGATATTAGTGTACACAATGTACTTATGAAAACGTACTACTATTTTAAACATCACAAATCTTCTTATAGAATAGATTTTTTGCTTTACATGTTAGAAAACAATTTAGATTGTGATATACTTTTTGAATATTATGCTAATTTATGTGATTATAAATATGAATATAAAAATATGTCAAGTGTAGATTTAAACGGCGTTTCGTTAGCTGACATAATATATATATTTAAACATTCAAATAATAATCAATTAAATATAATATTGAGGAATTTTACAATTCCAATAAAAGTATTAGATTTTGTTATAGATGACACAAGTAATTTAGATGATTGGAGATTTATTTTAATAATAGATTACATGTTTTATAAACATTGTTTTGGATCGTTTGATCAAATATATAAAAGTTATATACATAATATAATTATGAGTTTAATATTAAATAAAAGGACGAATATATTAAAACATTTTTTAAAAAATAAGAGGAAATATTTTAAAGGAAATGATACGTTAGATTATCAAGAATTAGTTAACAAAATTATAGATATCGAAGATAAAAAACATTTACAATTAATACTCGATGAGTTAAAATTTGATAACCAAAAATTTAGCATAAATCAAAATTACGTTATAATAAGATCTAGTTTAATAAAAAAAATATGTAAAACGGGAAATTTTGAATATTTAAAATATTTAGTTGATGAAATATTAGGTGACTTTATAAATTATAAACTGTATATTAATAGTATATGTGAAGGATTACTCGATACAGATCCTGAAAAAATTAAAAAAATAGAATGTTTATCTAATAATTTAAACGATAAAAGCAAATATATTATTAATAGTAGTTTAAAACAAGATATATTTATTACTTTCTCTTTTTCTTAGAAAAAGATAAATAATGTTTAAAAAAAAAACGATTAATATTTGTAAAAATATAAATATTAAATGCCAATAAATTTAATAAGTTGTGTTATTAATTATAAAAATAAATTAGCAATTGGTAGAGATAATGGTTTATTATTGAAATTAAAAGAAGATTTAAAATTTTTTAAAACTATAACATCTAAAAATGATAATGACACATTTAATTCAAAAATAGATAGAAATGTTGTTTTGATGGGAAGAAAAACTTGGTTTTCTATTCCTAGAGAACGTAGACCATTAAAAGATAGATTGAATTTAGTATTAACAAATGATAAGGATCTTATAAAATTATCTCCATATCCAACTTTTCCTTGGTGTAAATTTACAAAAAATGTATATTTTATAACATATAAGCAGTTTTTAGATTTTTATAAAAGGACTAGTGCTAATGTATTTGTTATAGGAGGAGGGCAAATTTATGATTTATTTTTAAATAATAAAGATGAAAACCTATTACCACAAAAGATATATTTAACTGAAGTATATGATTTTAAACCAGAACAGGGTTTAGAACCAGATTGTTTTATGAGTCATTTTAACGAAAGGTATAGATTAGTAAATGTATCAGATAAACATAATGATAATGTTTATAATGTTACTTTTAGATTTTTAGAATACAATTATTACCACAATTACAGAACGGATGAAAAACAGTATATTGATTTGTGTTGTAAAGTATTAAAAAATGGTAATGAGAGAATAGATAGAACAAATGTTGGTACAATAAGTATATTTGGTGACAAAATGGAATTTGATATATCTGATACTGTACCATTATTAACAACAAAACGAGTTCCATGGAAACATTGTATTGAAGAATTATTGTGGTTTATGCGTGGAGATACTGATACTAAAATTTTACAACGACGAGGTGTTAAAATTTGGGATGGAAATACGTCACGTGAATTTCTTGATAATAAAGGATTAACTCATTATGATGAAGGAATTCTTGGTCCAGGATATTCATGGCAATGGAGGTTTTTTGGAGCAAATTATAGCCAAGCATTTTCTGATACATCTAATGTAGATACTTCGAAAATAGGTGGGTTTGATCAGTTACAATATGTTATAGATACATTAAAAAACGATCCGTTTAATAGAAGAATAATGATGTCATATTGGAACCCATTACATATGAATGAAATGGCACTTCCACCTTGTCATTACTCTGTACTATTTTATGTTGAAGAAGAAAATGATGAAAAATATTTAAGTTGTTTATTCACAATGAGATCAAATGATATGTTTTTAGGTAATCCATTTAATATTTTTAGTTATACTGTTTTAACATATATTTTAGCATTGAAATGTAATATGAAACCAAGACGTTTAGTTTATATGGGTGGTGATATACATATTTATAAAAATCACCTAGCTCAAATGACTGAACAATTAAATAGAACACCGAGACCTTTACCACAATTAAAAATTAACTCTGATGTTAAAGATAAAGCAATTAGTGATATTACAGTTGAAGATTTTGAAATTATTGGATACCATCCACACTCTAGCATAAGAGCACCAATGGCAATTTAAATAAATAAACGAAATAAACAAAATAAATAAATTATTCGTTAAATTGATTTAAAGATAAAAAATATTTAAATTTAATGAAAGGTATATTAGAGATTTTATTGTTAATAAATTTAATTAAAGGATGTCCTTTAAAAAAGAAGACACAAACAAAACGATGTTGTAACACACATTCTAAAACTTCAAGTACTTATACGATCTCAAAAACAAGTTCAAAAACAAGCTCAAAAACAAGTTCAAAAACAAGCTCAAAAACAAGTTCAAAAACAAGTTCAAAAACAAGTTCAAAAACAAGTACTGCAACATTTATTGATACAATTTCTACTGATACAACATTTATTGATACAACATCTACCGATACAACATCTACCGATACTACATTTATTGATACAACTTCTACTGATACAACTTCTACGTCAACTACGAGTACAATACCTACAAGTATATTAGATGATATTCCAATTACAAGTGGTAGAAATGCTACTTTAACATATTTTACGGATACAGTTACTCAGTGTTATGGTGGAGATATTCCACCGGGTAATGGTTTAGCCGTAAATCCATTATTATTAGGTTTTACATTAAGTGATTGGAATGATAAATATTCTAATGCAGATCCTAATATTATACCTTGGTGTGGTAAGATGATAAATGTTACGGTAAATGGTAAGACATATACTGGTCGTATTATTGATACTTGCAGTCCAAGCGATGGTGGTTCGTTTGTAGATCCAAATACAGGTCAAGTGATTGGATTAAAATGCGATTACACTAATGTGATAGATTTGTATGGTGGAGCTGGTTTATCATTTTTACAGGATACAGTAGGAGATGATTTTTATCAAGGTTCTTTAGAATGGGTAATATACTAAGTATATAAAAAATTGAAAAATAACTGTAAATTTTAATTATTTGTACTATATAAACAATTAAGATGAGTGAATTTTTGAATTTAAGTGATAAACACGTGGATGTGTTAAAGCGTATGTTGTCAGATTCTTTAGATAAAAAGACAGAATTTGAGATTAGATTTGGGAAATTTTATCAAGACAAGGAAAAACAAAAGAGTTTTGAATCGAATTTTGAAATTGAGAATTATTATAAATTAAAAAACATGTTAAAACAAGTAGAACATGAAGAAATTGTAACAGATGAATATATTTATAAAAATCCAAAAGAACGTGGAAATATTAAAAGAATTGTTGATAAAAAGGATAATTCTGAAAAAATTATGATTAAAAACGTTATTAAGACATATGATATATATGATTATGATATAAGATTTTCGAGTAGTTATGAAAGAATAGATGATAAATCAAAAATTGATGATTTGGAAAATTATGATGTTGTTAGAAGAAAAAATAGAACATCATATAAATTTGCTTTTGGTAAATTGGATTTAACTATTGTAGAACAGCAATTTAAAAATGGTAAAACTCAATTTAAATATGAAGTGGAATTTGAAATTAGTAATTTTGATATTAATGCAATATTGGGTACGGTTACATTTATTTTGCAGACGCGCCAAGACAGTTTTTATGTTATTTCTAATATGGAACGAAGATACATCTTATCTGAATATAGAAATTTAATAAATGCAAATTATTTTATTGGTGCTCAACCAGAAACATTGCATAAAGAAAAAATTTCAATGTTATATAAAAATTATTCTGTAACTGATAAAGCTGATGGTGAAAGAGCTTTTATGATCATTGATAAGACTGGAAATGTGTATTTTATTGATAATAATTTAAATAGAGTTATTAAAACAAATTTAAATACAAAAAAATATACAAGCACTTTAATTGATGGAGAAGTTGTTAAACAAAATGATAAAATTGTATTTTTAGCTTTTGATTTAGTTTTTTATAATGGTAAAGATTTAAGAAACGATACAAATTATAAATTAAAACAACGTTTAGATAGATTAAATCATATTTTATCAACTGTTGAAAATAATAAATTTTATCTATTAAAACTTAAAAAATATTATTATAACAATGTTTTTTTAGGGTCAAAGATTATATTAGACAATGTAGATCAAAATGGTAATTATAAATTAAAAATAAATGATATTGATATTATTTATAAAAATGATGGTCTTGTTTATACACCAATGGATGAACCATATCCTAAAAGTAAAAAATGGACAACATTATTAAAATGGAAGCCGGCGGAATTAACATCAATTGATTTTTATTCAAAGAAAATATCTAGTGAAAATGGTGTAAGTAGATGGCAATTATTTGTTCAACATCCAGTTGAATTATCTGAAAACATGGATAACGTCAATAAAATTAAAAATGTTACAGAAACTGTTTTATTTGATATTTCAAAATTATGTTCATTTGAAAACAAGGGAGAAATGACTTATGAAACGGTATTTAGCGATTCATTAATTGATGAAACTACAGCTGAACAGTATCAAACAAATACTGTTATAGAATATAAATGGGATAAATTAGAGAAACATTTTGTTCCTATACGTACAAGATGGGATAAAACAATTAATCCTAAAAAACATGGTAATTTTAGTGGTGTTGCATGTGATATTTGGAATAATATAAACAATCCTATTGAAAAGGAAACTTTATTTAAATTTAAAAATATATCATCGAATAGTGATTTTTTTTTTGAACGTATGAGACGTTTTCATAACAAAGTAAAAGAATATCTTTACAATAAGTATTGTAAAGACACTGAATATTTATTAGAATTGTGTTCTGGAAAGGGAGGTGATCTTCATAAATGGTTACACAACAATATTAAAAATGTACATGGATATGATATTTCAGAAAAAAACATTTCAGAATGTAATAGACGTATTCAGTCATTGCAATCTAAATCACAACAGAATACATTTAATTATAATTTTTTTAAATTGGATCTAACAAAAAGTAATAGTTATGAAATTATTTATAAAAATAATCCAGATTTATTTAATAATATCTGTTGTAATTTTGGAATTCATTATTTTTTTCAATCCGAAAGATGTTTTAATAATATTTTAGAAATATTAAATACATCATTGGCAAACAATGGTTATTTTATTATAACATTTATGGATAACGAAAAAATAGATGGATTATTTGATAAATATAATAATGAAAATATGTGTTATTATGAAAAAGATAACGAAATATTATATTTACTCGAAAAACAAAAAGGTGATGGTGTTTATGGTAATAAATTAAACATTACATTAAATGGTAATAATATTTTAAGTGAAGGTTCTGAAGAATGGATTATAAATTTTAACAATTTTAAACAAATAATGCAATCAAATGGATATAAATGTATAGAAAGTGATTTATTTAAAAATTTATACGATTCAAATTTTGATTTACAAGATTTTGAAATTGATATTTCTTTTTTAAACAGATATTGTGTATTTCAAAAAATAAATTCTGATAATTTAGAATTAACAAAAATATCTAACCAAATTATAGATGACATCTCGAATATAAATACACAATTTAATTTTGATACAATTAATTTACATCAAAATGATATTAGTGTTCATAAAATTTCAAGTTTATATGATATTATTGATGTAATTAATTGTATAGAATATAAATATTATAAAAACAAAGTTTCTAATAAAATTATTGAATCACATCCAAATACAACATTTAATGATATAATAAAATTATTTAATGATCTTTGTATTATTTATAATCCAGTATTTGTTAATGATCCATTAAATTTTGATAATTATAAAGATAATATGACAAATATTTATTTTACATATTATAAACATATGGTTGAAAAACGCAATAATGAGATAACTAATGAAAACGAAGATGTAGAATATAATAATTGGTATATAATAATGTATAAAGATCAATTGTTATTTAATAACCAACAACAAGTTAACACAAATGAAATTAAAGAAACTGAACCAACAGAAATTAAAGAAACTGAACCAACAGAAACTAAAGAAATTGAAACTGAACCAACCGAAATTGGAATTGAAACAACTGAAATTAATGATATTAAAGTTAAAGAACTTAATAAAGATGATATTAAGGAAAGTATAAAATTAGAATGGAGTGAGATTAAAAATAACAATAAAGTTACTATTAAAGTATTAAAAGAATTGCTTTTAAAATTAGATTTAAAAGTTTCTGGTAAAAAGGATGAATTACAAAAAAGATTAGAAAGTAGATTAAATAATTGTGTATTTTAATAAATTTTAATAAAAAAGTGAAAAGAATTTAAAAAAGAAATGTATTTAATAATAAATAAGATGATATATAAATTATTTAGTGAAGAAAACATGGACTATTCAGATATAAAGTTAAATGTAAATATCAATAAATTTAATGAACCAGAACTTCCACAGGAAAAATACGGGTATGATTTTAAATTAAATGATTATAGAAATAAGATTGATAATATTAATTCTGATAATTGGAAAAAGGTAAGATGGTACATTAATGAATATGATTTTCAGGTTAAAGATCCAATAATAAACAGGGCTTTTTACAAATATTGGGAGATTATTAATGAATTTGAAATATATGAGGAATATACAGAAAAGGATGTTATTTTACATTGTGCAGAGGCACCTGGTGGATTTATTCAAGGTACAAATATTTATTTACAAATAGAATATCTTAATATAAATAAGGATAAACAAATTAAGAAAATTGAAATAGATAATAGTGGTTTTATAATGGTTAAAAGTAAAAAGAAGCTAAATAATAATAATTATAAAATTTATACAATTTCTCTTAACAAGGAATTACCCCAGTATAGAAATTATAATTTACCGAGTTATAATAAAAATATTATTAATAAACATTTATGTATAACGTATGGTAAGGATAAGACTGGTGATATGAATAATTTAGATAATATAGAATATATAAATAATATTTCAAAAGTTCCATTTTATTTAATAACTGCAGATGGAGGATTTGATGAAGGAACTGATTTTAATAATAAAGAACAATTACATTATAATTTAATTTTAAGTGAAATTTATGCAGGGATATATTTACAAAAACAAAATGGGCATTTTATATTAAAGGTGTTTGATACTTTAACAGAGACAAGTGTTCATTTAATATATTTATTAACTTTATGTTATAAGGAAGTGTATATTTATAAGCCAAAGACAAGTAGACCAACTAATTCTGAAAAATATGTTATTTGTAAGTATTTTAATTTACCAGATAAATATAAACAAGAATTTATAAATAATCTCAAATTGTTATCGAATAATATAAGAACAAGTAGAAATAAATTTATTTCTTTTACATTATTTGATAAATTACCTAGTGAATTTTTATTAAGTATTAAAGAAATTAATAACTCTTTATTGAATAAACAATGTTTGTATTTAGAAAAAGCAATATATTTATGTAATAATGAAGAATTTATAAACGAATATGATAAAAAATTAGAGGCTTCATTAGAAAATAGAAAAAAAGTTTTTAAAGAATGGGAAACGATGTATAATTTAAATTCTTATGTATAAATTAATTTTTCGAAATCGTATCATCTAAATTAAATTAATTTTTCGAAATCATATCATCTAAATTGATAGTTAGTAATGTTTTATCTTTTAATATTATTAATTTTATATAATAATAAAATTGGAGACAATTCATTATAAATAACGTTATAAGAATAGCCATTATAGTATACAAATATGGTTTTATATAATCAAATGCTATAGTTGTAATATGATTTATGATTTTATTTATTTGTTTTTTATTGTGAGATTTATCAAATTCTTTATATAAAAAATTTATAGTTTCTGTTGTGAGATCTTCTATCATTATTATTATTTAATAATTTAATAATAATAATTAGACTTAGTGTGTTCAATAATATCATTTTTTTTAATAGATAAATTTAAAAATGTCATCTGGTGAACCTACTGTTATAACATTAGATAATAATAATTCTATTCAAATTTTGGCACAATATATTGAACATGCACAACAAAAGGGTGCTTATTTATTAAATGAGGCTGAACTTTTAAAAAGGGCAGTTGAGGTTTTAATAAATAATGTTCATGACAATGAATTAAATAGTGATAATTCAATACAAATACTTGTACAAGGTGTTAACAAAGGGCAGCGTCATGGAGCATATACATTAAATGATGCTGCTTTACTTAGTAAAGTAGTAAATTTTATTGCAGCTTCATCACCACAACTACAACAACCACAACAACCACAACAACCACCACAGCAGCAAGAGCAAGAGCAAGAGCAAGATCAAAGTGTAAATGAACAAGATACTAATATTGATGATTTATCTGATTTAGCTGAACCTATTCCTTTAAAACCTAAAGAAGTTTAATTTATATTAATATTTTTAATTTAAAAATAATATTAATATAAAAGTATGCTAAACGTTTTAGAATTATTAGAAATGCGTAGAGAAATTGTAAATGGATTCCTATTTATAGGAATAATTTATTCTATAAATTATTTTGTAAAAAATGTAATTGTAAAAAATGAAAACATCGATGAAAACATGGACGAAAACATGGATGAAAACATGGATGAAAACGTAGATAACTGTGATATTCAATTAAATGAATTGGATAACAATAATACAGTTTATTCAAAAGATGAACTACAAGATAAAAAAGAATATTTAATGAATTTAAATAATAAATTAATGGATATAAAAGATATGTTACAAGATATAAAAGATAAATTAAATAATAAATAAATACATTTACATAATTTTAATACGATAAGATCCGTCGTAACTATTACCTGTTTTTTTTAATAATATACCTGTATTTGGTGGCCAAGTTATTTCTAAAAATACACTTGAGTTATTACCAGGTGCTGCAGCAGTTCGTACAACATGTGCTTCATTTGTCATTTCATTTTTTGTTATATGAAATATTCCAGATGGTCCATTTGAAATTAAATTACTAATAGTTATAATATAACTACCTTTAACATTATTAGAAATAGTTGTAGTGTTTGTTAATGTAAGTGTAATTTCACTAATTACTATTCCTAAATCATCAACATATTTTTTTGTTGCTGCATCTTGTGGATAAATAGGATCTTTAACACTTGTTATGTTTTGTAAAGCCCCAGAATCGCTTAACATATCTAACGAACTTTTAGAGATATTACAATTTCCTATAGTCGATGTAGTAATATTAATGTTTTGACTTTGACCACCGTCTATAAAAACATTACCTTCTAAACACACTGACATATATGTTCCCTTAATATATTATAGTTAAATTTATTTTTTAAAATACACGAATAGTAATTACTTTTAAAAAAAGTAATATCAAAAAAGTAATGAAACTTAACGATAAAAAAATGAATTATTTTTATATTTTTTACTATTTAATGTCTTTTGTATCTAAATGTGTCAATTATTCTCAATGTTTTGTTTTAAAAAACAAAATATTGCAACCATTATTAAAAATGTATAATGATTTTTTATTGAAACAAAAAATTTCTAATGATAATTTTTGTTTAAATAAAGATATAAATACTGGTGTATCATCTGAATTTATAATTCCAAATAATAATATTAAGTATTATTTATTTATCACAAATAAATCAAAGTTAGAAACAACAAGGGAAAAATATAATACATTATATTTTTTTCCAGATAGTAATAGCAAATTAGATTATCAAGTAAGTGATTTTTATTTAGAAATAGATGAACGATTTAAACAAGATTATTTATTAGAAGGATATTTATATAAAAGAGATGATAATAAGTTATCGTTTCTAATTACAGATATTTTAATTATAAATAATGATGTAATAATAGCGGATTACAATATGAGATTGGCTATAATAAATGAAATTATTATGGATATTGATTTATGTGATTTGAATAATCATATGAATATTAATTTACATCCAATATTTCAAAAGGAAAATGAGAATTTAATAAAAGTGTTTAAAAATAATTTTATTTTTAAATCAGATATTTGTTGTATAGAATCAATTAATAATTTTATAAAAACTAGATATGTAGATAGAAAAGATTTAGAAGAGACAGATAAAATTATAGAAATTGGAAAATATACTGATGTATATAATATATATGATACATTAACAAATAATTATATAGGTATTTTGTATATAAAAGGATTAAAACAATCTAAAGCAATGAAAAATTTATTATTGAATAAAAATAAAATTATATTACGATGTAAATTTAATAACGATTTTAAAAAATGGGAACCAATAATATAGTAATATAAAAAAATGAAAAAAATATATATATAATAATTTTCAAGTAAAAATGAGAAATTTATGTGAATATATATTAAAAACAAATAGATTATGTAAAAATTATAAATTTAGTGATACTTATTGTTATGTTCATGATTATATTAATGATCTGTGTTTAGTATTTTATGTATTATTTGATTTATTTTTGTATTTGATTTTACCAATTATATTAATATTTATTGTATTTTTACTTATAAATTATTATATAAATAGTTATCTTGAAACAATGATTTTGTATAATGATCTATATGAAATTTCACAGTTAGATGATATTTTAATGTAAATTAATTTTTAATTAATTTAATTTTTTTATTTTGTTTACAATAATTAAGTGTAAACAACACAAATGTTATATAATAGTAATTTTAACGATTCTTCATTTAAATCTGATACAAGAGAATTTAACAAAACAATGTATGATCCTTGTGCAACTGACCAAAGAAATAATGATAATAACAAGAAAATAAAATATATTACAACAAATCACGTAGATTTATTAGAGGCAAAAGAGAAATTAAATTTTTATGGTATGACAATTCGTGATAAACTTTTTGTACCAGCTAATATTATTAATGAAGACTCATTTTTACGTTATGGTAAAACAGGAGGTATTATTACAAATCCACATGTTAAAAATGTATTTGGACAATTACCACTTCCAACTATGCCTGCAAAATATCAAACTGCACATGGTAATGTAGAAATCGAAGATAAATTTGTACGTGTTCCATTATTAGAAGTTAATAAACAAAGTTGCAATCCAAAAGAATCTAATTATCATAATAGATCATTCTATATATTTGATGATTCTCAAGGGATAGACACCCCCAATGCTGGAAAAAGTGTTGAAGGTAAGGAATTTGGACCACGAGGAGGTGTAAATTCTAGATTTATTTCAAAATAAAGTACCTTTTATTAATATTATTTTATTTATATAATATAAATAAAATATAAAATGGATAATTATGCGATATTTCAGATTTTAATTACATTATTAGTTGCCTTAGTATTTTTGGCTGATACATTAAAGCCATATATATTTACAGAATTATATAATTTTTTTAAAAAATGGCGTGATACATTTATAGGAATATATTATTTATATTTAACATATGAATTATATAGAAAATTTTCTATTAAAAATTAACGTTTAATATTAATAGACATTACGATGATTTAATGCATTTCTCTTTTTTTCTAATGTTACAATTTTAAATATAAAAGTATTTTGAAATGCTTTATTTGGTGGTGATGGTGTATCTGTTCCAAAATTAAATGGTACTCCTGATGAATCTAATATAGTAATTGTCATTTTAGAAAGATAAGCTTTTGGTGTATCATAACATTTAACTGTATATTCATGAATTCTTCTATCTATTTGAATAAATGTACCAGATCGAGTTGGTGAGGCTAATTGTAAGATAGCAAAAGAATTAGATATATTTTTATCATTTGATACCATAACATCTTGTATTTCATCTACTTGTAATAATAAATAAGGCTCGTTTTGAACGTCATTTTGATCTGGAATAATACCTTGTATTAATTCTATGCTATGTATATTCTTAAATTCGTTTGGAAATTTAACAGAATAATGATTAACATTTGGATAAGCTGTTACGTTACGGTCTTTTGACGAAATTGATAAATAATGAATTTTTTCTTCATATTGTAAATCAGGTTCTTGTGATATACTATATTGTGCATTAGAATCATTTGTATATACAACATCATAATTTTGATTATTATATTGATTTTGATTTGATTCTATAAAACTACTTTCAGAATATCTATTATAATGTTCTCCTAATCGTTTAGACATTTATCTATTATTATATAATAATAAAATAAATTTTAAATAATTTTAAATCACATTTATTATTTAAAATTATTTAATTGTAAAACACATTTATTATTTAAAATTATTTAATTGTAAATCGCATTTTTTTATTTAAAATTATTTAATTATAAATCGCATTTTTTTATTTAAAATTATTTAATTATAAATGTTAATTGATGTTAATTAATGAAGAATTAGAATTAAATAATATTAATACAAATTTAACAATTAGTGAGGATGATACTGATTATTGTTGTATTTGTATAAACACAATTCAAGATGATTTTATTAAATTAAGATGTTGTAAACAATATATACATGAAAAATGCATTACAGAATTTATAACTAGTATTAATAATAACGTATATAATTGTCCTATTTGTAGAAAACAATTAAATACACCTGTATCTTTTGGTAGAATAATAGATTATATGACTGAGAAACCTGAATTAATATCAACAAATAAAATTCAAGATATTATTAAAAAATTGTATAAAGATATACCGATTAAACATTTATTTAATATAGATGGAAATGAAGAGATACAACATTTAAAAAATACAATTGAAATATTAACTTTAAAAATTGATAAATATAGAATGATATTTTTATTTATATCTTTACCTTTAATTATAATGTTTACTGTGTTTGTATTTAATAATTATAGTAAGTAATTAAAAAAAATGAAATAAAATTTATAACATTATTATTTAATGGAATGTACTATATATTTTGGTACTGAATGTGATGTATGTTGTATTTGTTTAGATGAATGTATATATAAAAAATCATCTAATAAAAATAATTATATTAATTTTAAATGTTGTAATGGATTAATTCACAAACGTTGTTTATTAATGTTATTTTTAAATGATTTTGAGAATTGTTGTTTATGTAGAAATGAATTAAACGTTGTAGATTATTATACAATAGATGATATTAAAAAACTTTTACATATAAATGAAATGAAAATATATAAAAGGGAATTGTATAAATTATTATACGAGTTATCGTTTAATAAAATGCTATATTATATTTATATTATGATTTTTAATGTCCAAATTTTTTTCTATAAAATAAAAAATTATATTTATACATGTATTTTAGATGTTAAATTATCTATTCAAGAAATTTTTTCAGTTTAATATTATTACGAATTTTGTTCAAAAAATAATATTAAATTCAATAAGAATAATAATTACGAATTAGATAATGGATGTTATATTATCTTTTTTAATATTTATGTTATTTTGTGTAGATTATTATTATGTATATTATAGTTCTATAGGTAATAATAAAAAGTTAAATGAGAGTCAAAAAGCATATATTATGTCAATAAAATCATCTATGACTTTATTTTTACTATCTATATTTTTTAATATTAAATATTTTATCAGTGATGATTTTAATAGCAATGATTTTATAGTTATACATTTAGGTATATTAAATTTAATTGCATATTTTTTTATGGATTGTGTAATTGGACGTAAAGAATATAATAAATATCTTTTATCATTATCAGGTTATATTCATCATATTATTTATATTGTTGTAAGTGTTGTGTGTATAAAATTAAATATAATTCTACCATATATATTATTTTTAATAGAAGAACTACCTACATTAATTTTAAGTTTAGGTAAGTTTAATAGTAATTTAAGATCAGACAATTTATTTGGAATGACGTTTTTTGTAACAAGAATTGTATATCATATATTTTTAATAATGATGACATATAATTATCATATAATAATTCCAATTGTAGGTACATTAGCTCTTGGTGTACATATATATTGGTTTAAAAATTGGTTAAACAAATATACATTACTTTTTAAAAACGATTAATATCAAAAAGGGGGCTCGCGCCTATTATATAACTGTTTTGATATAATATAACTATAGAGTGACAATTTTAACTTTATAAGTTGTACTACCACTAATTCCGTTTGGATAAGGCCTATAAAAGAGTTGAGGTTTAGATAATAGAGGATCTGAGTTGTCTTGTGGCCATTGCATATCTAACTGATCTCCATTATTACCTTTTGCAGATATAAGTCTAACAATTGTACCAGAATAACCTGTATCTGCCTTTCCTATCATAAAGATAGCATGTGCTCTTGGTGTTTCTGTTAATGGTTTGATGTAAACTAAAAAAATACCATATGTTGTTGGAAATTCTGGAATAGATACAGGACTAGTTGAGTTATTATCTAAAGTTACATTTGCAGTGATATCTGCTTGTGATCCATTAATAGTACTTACTTGTAAATTATTTGCTGTTAAATCATTTAAACGGACATCTGCATAATGTGGATAATTGGTGTTTCCAGATCCTGGTGATTCATTGTTGCATACAAAAGCAAATTCATCTTCTGATTCATCCCAAATCATCATTACATATCCACAAGGAAATAGATCATATTCTGATGTAGTATCTGGATATGTACTAAAATCTAATCCTTCTCTTGGTATTGGACGCGAGTCTATTGATAAACTGTCGTTGTCAGCTGTATCATAAATATTTGCATAAAACCCATCCATTCCTCCAACATAATTTTTTATTCTTCTAACTTGATTTGCACCAGTTCCTGATTTAATTTTTACCCACCAACCATTATAATAATCTGGTGTAGGGTTAGATGTATTAGCTAATCGAATATACGTTGCACTTCCTCCTTGTGCAAATCCAGTTGCTTCTGGTGTATCTTGAACTACATCTCCGTTTCCTGTGTTATTTGCTGGTTGATATCTTTTTATAGCTAAGCCACCATCTGATCCTGCTACAGGAGCATTATTGACAACCGTAATATTATCATCTACTGTTACAACAGTTGAATTAATTGTTGTAGTAATACCTTTTACATTTAGATCTCCGTATATTGTAGTCATACTATTTGATGTTCCTATATGTACTGGTATACCAAGTGTATTCGTAGCAAGTCGTACTTCACTTGCACTTTCTATTTGAACTTTCCCCTGTGCCGCTAAGGAAATTCCTCCTGAAGGGTGTGATGTAGATAATTTAATAGTTTCAGTTCCGGTTCCTGAACTTGCTATATTGACTTTAGAATTAGTGTTACCAGTAACTGTTATATTTAAATCTTCAGAGTCATTAAGAGTACTATTTGTATATGTACTAGATGCACCATATGTTGTAATTAATGTTGAACCAGTAGTAGCTGTATTAACTATAAACCCACCTTTACCAGTAAAAATGTCTACTTTTGCAGTTGAACCATTTGTATTATTACTTATTGAAATATTTCCATTTTCATTTACAGTACGAATTTGAATAGCTTGTTTAGTGATATTATTACCCTCACTTTCAATAATCAATGAAGAATCTGTTGCACCTTGTAATGACATTGTTAAATGTTGATTACTATTATTACTTTTAACTATGTAATTAGATGTTGCTGCTTGTGACGTTAATGATATTGGTCCACTTGTATTTGTTAATAACGTATATCCGCCAGCTCCAGCTAATTGAGTTATAGAACTAGAACCTTCACCTAAACCATTATAATTTGAAATTACAATGTTACCATTAGAATTTGTAGTATTTATAACTAAGGCACTATTATTAACATTAATACCAGAACTTTCTATTTTTAATTGTGAATCCTGAATACCAGTTAATCCTATTGTCAATAGTTGATTTCCTGTATTTGAATTAACTATAAAACTTCCATTTGCATTATTGGCTGTTAATGAAATATTTCCTTGTGAAGTGGTTCCGTATATACCTCCTTCACCTGATATTAAAGAAATACCACCATTAACTGTACCAGATAATAATCTTATACCGCCATCTTGATGTGTTGCTTTTATATCAACAGAAGAAGAATTATTTTCACCGCCATATAATTGTAATGTATTGTTAGTAGATTCTATAAGTAAATTTCCACCAGTTGTAATAAAATTTGATGCAGCTCCGACTGAAATATCAACTTTATTAGGTCCTTGTATTGTTGTTGCACCATTTGCTGTACTTATATTTGTAACCGTTAAATTGCTTGTCCCATACAAAACATATAAATTTTCATGTATATGTGCATTTTTATCAATTTTTACACCACCAGATATTAACACTGATCCAACACTATTAACACCAGTACTATTTTCTCCACCATTAACAATAACTTTTCTGTGAACATTTAAATCACCCCATCCAAAATTAACAACGTCACTTCCTTGTTCTAATGTGACATCGCCATGAAATATTGTCGCTAATGGATTTGACATTAATCTATATTATATTATAATTATATAATTTTCTTTAAAATTAGACGCTAAATTATTGCTTAATCAATGTAAAACTTGACATAATTTACCACTACCACATCTATTAGATGGGCAAAATTTAGATTTATTATTCCATTTAGATTTATAATATTCTTGGAAAAATTCTTTTGGTAAAAATGAACTAAGTGATATATATTCATTTAATTTAAAATTATTATCTTTTAATTGTCCATTTAAAAGAAATCCAGAATTATTTGTAAACCCTGTTTTTGAATAATCTTTTAAAACACCTGCATGTGTAATTATAAAAACATTTAAATTACTTCTCTGTTGTATTTGTGACATATAGTTTACTATAAACCAATTTATAAATTCAGGTATATCACCAGGTTCTTTTCGCAATTCAGAATATTTTTCAACAAATGAAAAATCGAATAATTCTAATAATCCAATTGACCTTAAATATTTTTTTTGTTCTGATATTGATTTCATAGCATAACTAGGTGTTGTCTCCATTGTTTCCCGACTTTTATTTGAATATTTATCTGTACTAGATTCATCTATTTCTCTTAATAAAGGAAATACGTATATTTTATTAGGAGGATTTACCCATTCTTTACTCATAAAATAAGCTGTTTCCATACTTCGTATTAATGGAGAACATCCTATTACATTCATTTCATCCATGATTAATTTTTTATTTTTAAAATTTTTGTTTAAAGATTTTATTATTTTATTTATAATATTACCGTTAGATATAGATGCTTTAAGTCCAATCTCTGTTAATTCTGGATCAACAAGATCTGACTTTAATAATTCTTTACCATCTTCATAATCTAGAGCATTATTTCTAATTAGATTGCCTATTGCATTATGACATCCGTAACCATGTCTTACAAAAACAAAGTTTATATTAGTGTCTTCTTCTTTTTTAAAATGTTGTTTTAATTTATCAATAAATTTCATTATATATTTATAATATATAATAATATTTAATAATATTTAATTAATATACTATTTTGTTTTATTTTATGGTAGTTGTTGTGCTTTGAATGTAGTTGTAAGAGCTCTGAAATTAACATAACTTTCAACATAATCTACAACATCAGTTGATGTATATTTAATTTGTCCACCATCAATGGAAAATGTAAATCCTGTTACATCACCAACAAATGAACTGTTTAATACCCAATTCCCAGCTTTTTGTACACCCTTTAAATTATAATACGCATATGAACTGTTAGTACCAGCATAAATTGTTACAGAAACAATTGCATCAAATGATCTAACAATTGAATTATTAAATGAAAATCCTGTAATAGATTGAGCTGATACTACATTATTAGCAGCTGCAAATTCTCTTTCTCTAGAAATATCTCCTAAACTTGGTGAAACATCAACGGTATTGAAAAGAATAGATCCACCACTAGCAGATGTATCATTAAGAATTGGTGTAAAATCGTTAGTAGAAATTATAACATTTGCAGTTGTAACTGTTAAATCGTCTTGGAAGAAAGATCCACCGCTTACATTAAGGAATCCTGATAAATCAGATCCTCCGGTTACATACAACATACCAGTTGTAACACCAAGTTCAAGGAGAGATGCTCCAGTAACATTAAGAGCTCCAGCAGTAACAGCACCTTGTAACCAAGATTCTCCTGTAACATTTAATGAACCACCAGTCATACCAAGTTCAAGTAAAGATGCTCCAGTAACATTAAGAGCTCCGGCAGTAACAGCACCTTGTAACCAAGATTCTCCAGTAACATTTAATGAACCGGCACTAACACCAAGTTCGAGTAAAGATGCTCCAGTAAC